TATAAACATTCAAGATAGCAGTTCTGTCTGCCCAAGTAGGAGTCGCCTCGTTTATCCGAGCGCGTCTAGCAGCAGAGTCAGCCAAAGACTGTGCATGATGCTTGTCACATTTCCTTGTCGGCTGATCGTGGTACAGAGATTCGGGCCATTGCCTCTTTCCCCATGCCTGACCATGCTTGCGAGCATACTTTCCATCTTTGGAATTCTTGTAGTTGCTCAGACAATCAGGACACAAACGCATAAAAAACCCCGCTTAGATAGAGGCTCGGCCTTGGCGAGGCAGTCTCTAACACCCAGCGTAAGTGTCTTTGACCACACAAGCCCCTATCTGAACGGGGTTCCGCTGGTTGCCTGACTGCCAGATCAGACAACTATAAGGTAATGCTTATGCTCCATGCGTGTCAAGTATAAGAAAGTCTGATAGCACACAGCAAAAAAGTATGGGACTATTACTCCACGCACTCACTTCGAGTGTTTCTCTCTAAGGAGGTTGTTATGCAAGCCCACCAAGTCATCGTTCTAGCCCGTAAGCATCTCGGCGGCGACATGGAATCTTCAGCCCGTCTTTGTCTTGCTGACGCAATGAGCATCGTCAATGAGTTTGGCGATCTCAACCAAGCTAAGGCTCGCGCACTTAAGTCGCTTGCTTACTCCGTCGGAGTGTTTCATCCCGATTATCAACGGGCAGCAAAGTAATCAACGGGGGGCGAAAGCCCCCAACTAGGAGATAAAAAATGAAAAGCATTAAAGTAACCGCGTTCACTAAAGAAGACGGAGCCTTTGACTTTGTGGTTGAAGAAATTGAGTGGCGAGCCGAAATGGCTAAGTCAACTTATTTCAAATCGCTTGGTGATTACGTGTTTGACGCTGCATTAAAAAAGGTTCGCAGTTTCACACCCGACCCAATCTTGTCGATGTCATTCCACAACTGTTGGCATTTTCCTTTGCACACATAATCACACAGGGGCTTCGGCCCCTTTTTTACTTGCCCTTCTAACGTATTCATCCATTTCCGCTTGCAGGATGTTTAGACCAATCTGGATACCCTCGCGGAATTGCTGAGTCGTAATCTCTAGCCCATAGTCTGCCGCCACTGGTAGTTGCTTAGGTTGCTTAATCCAGCAGTCAAGGATTGCATCGCAGATAACGTGCATAGTGCGCTTAGGATGCGCTTTCCGAGCCATGTAGACCGTCTGTAGGTTCGCCATCAGTTCCTTGCGCCTATGCGCCTCAGAACGTATCCAATAGGCTAGACAGCCCATACCTTTACGACGCGTGTCATGTAACACCACAAGTCTCCCTTGCTACCGTTGCCCAAGCCTCAAGACTGCATTCGACTGTGTAGTCGTAGTCATGCCACCAATCAGCATCCTGCGTGTGCAAATGTACACACAATGGATATACAGCTCGCCATTCTCCACGCTGGCGTTTGTATACCAGCAGTGGGATTAGACCCTTCGACTGGCGACAAGTCTGCGACCACCAATCCTTAATGTCTCCGAGCGTAGCCTTGGAATGATCCTTGACCTCGACTGCCCATCCCGGCACACCAATCAAGTCTGTGTCCCCGTGGTCGTTCCTGACGCGTCTGTGAGCGTTCCAGCCCGTCAGTTCAAAGATGATATTGGCAACAGCACGTTCACCACGTTTGCCTTTGTCTCGACTGAACTTACTCACTTTCCATCTCCAGCAACAAGTCAATGTAGTGCTTGGCCTTTAACAAATCCTGCTTGCCACCCTTCTCCCGCCATCGCACCAGATACTTGATAGCGTTGCCCTCACAGAATCCAATCCCATTTTTGTGAATGAACTCAATAGGCTCGATTGCAAAGTTTTTGTAGTGTGTGCCGCCGATCTGTGTATCTAGCGCAGACATTCTTGCACCTTTTCCATTAGTTGAAGTTCTGTAATCCCATAGTATTTCTCAAAGGCTTTGCGACCCATGCCATGCAAACCTGAGTTGCCTCGATGATGCTCTGGGCATAGCGGGATCACATCCATATTGCTTGCCCTGCGTCCAGCACCAGTGCCAGTTCGAGGATGATGCAATTCTGCCGGAGTCTCTCCAAGGTTCAGATGTTTGCAAAGTATGCAACCAAGTTCTGCCACCTTGCCCATGTACTGCTTTTCAGCCTTCGTCACTAAATATCACTCCCTTTTCTACAGCCCACGCCTCAACGCACAGCATATAGTCGCCAAACTCAGCAACGGATAAGTCTGTGCTGGACATACCTAGATTGATGATTTCGCCATCGGGCATACGCAGTTCACGCACACCAATGAATCGACGCTTGAAGTATTCATGCCAAGTTTCAGAGTCGAATCCTAGCTGATCACTTATATCGTGTACGATTGCCCAATATCTGCGGTTTTGCAGATTCCTGCGCTTTTCTTTCTCGGTTTGCAATGTCAGCAACATAGGCTGACCAGTCAAAGCCCGATTCATAGCCAAGAAAGCCTGTTTCAGTCCCTCTGGCGAGTTCACCCGAAACTTTAGTGCCTCGCTCAATCCCGTTTTCGCTTGCATACTTAACTTTGCAATCTCCGAATACAGACTTCACCTGATCCACAAATTCTGCCACCTTTGGCATTAACTCCCGATTCTTTCGCTGTACCTTGGTCTCCACCGCTCATTTTCCCCGTAAAACTGACCCTCAGAATTAAAGAATAGCCCGATTCGACCTTCCCAGTCTCCGTGACGATTCTTATCGCACACCAGCAAAGCATCGACACCATCATCATCTTCGCCATTCTGGATGCGCTGTTCTTTCTTTTTATTGCGCCACACCGAAAAGCATTGGTCTACCTGATCCGTAATCGAGCCGGAACCTTTGCTGTCATATTTCCCCGGCACTTGAGATTCGTCGGCCAGCTTGCGACTGTGGTGAACAATGTGGATATGAATGTTATGGTCACGCGCAATCGAACACAGTGCATCGACCATCAGCTTCTGACCGTTGTAATCGTCTTCATTGCGAACAGTCTTCATGAGGCTGTCCACCACAAAGTGCTGCACACCTTTTACGTCAGCACAGTATTGGATAACTTTAAGCAGTTCTTTGCTATCCACCGTACCCTGCTGGTCGTATAGCCAGAGTCTGCCAGCCAAGAAATGATGAAAGTCTGTGATGAACTTTTCCGTCGGACCAGCAAAGCCTAATGCCTGCTTGGTCATGCGCTTGAGTGTAGCGGCTGGCTTCATTTCAAAACTGGCAATGCAGACGGTTGCACCTTGAAACAAGAAATCCAGCATTACATGAGAAGTCATCATCGACTTGCCATGCCCGTTGATGCCCATCCACAAACTGACTTCTTGTGGGCGAAACCGAATGCTATCCTGTGTCTTAGGCCAAGGCAATGTGTGTCCAGATACGCTCTCAGGATTAGCAAAAGCATCTAGCACAACATCCATGTATTCATCTGCGGATCGGATAGCTAGTGCGGTCCTTGGTGGCTCATATCCTTCCAAGTCGCGGGGAGTTATCAGCATCAGAACAATGCCTCCTTAAAATCGTAGGTTGGTTTGGGAATGCGTTTGATGGTCATACCATCATGAGCAAATCTGAGTGCAGCACGGCGCGTCCTAAAGGCTCTAAGAGGCCCGTCTTCGTCGTACACCATCCATTTCATGTTTTGTCCTCCGTTGAGCTTTCAGTCTGCCACAAAAAAAGTGTTGACACGGTAACTTTTTTGCGGAAGATACGGGTTGTGCATTCCGCACATACAGGAGAAAACAATGTTTGAAGATATGAAGGATATGAGCGCAGCGGAGTGGGTCGAGGCAATCATCTTCACTCTGTTCGTACTGGTGGCAATTCCAGCCTTGTTCGCAATCGCCGAAGTGCTGGCTTGAACACACAAGCAATGCGCCGAGAGTACCAACTTTGGGCTAAATCTGTAACTGGTAAGTCAGAGACGTATGCAGAATTTGGCCCTATGTGGGACATTTGGCACACTGCTTGGAAAGCAGCATTCAGAGTGCGTAACGAACGCAAACCATTGACGGATGACAAGATTTGGGAACTGCATAGCATTGCCAAATCGTCATTGCAGTTTGCCCGATTGATTGAGGATCAACATGGAATCAAGTTTGAGTAGACAAGACATCATCCGCATGGCAGGGCACAGAGAAGTGCCGCCTTGGGTCATGAAGTTGGTGATGGATTGCGTAAATGCGGAGCGTGAAGCGTGTGCTGAGATATTGGCAAATACTGATTTGAGTGGATTAAGAGACCACCCATTACAAAACTGGGTTGCGGGTCTGTTGTTTGAGTTTATCAAAGCTATCCGAGCAAGGGGGGATAAATGACACACGACCAGTGGCTTGAACAACCTTACATTGATGCGGCTGATCGTCAGTCCAGCATTGAGTTGATGATGGAAGAAATCTTTTATGCTTATGACAAATTGGCAATGTTTAAAGAATTTATGGAAGACGTTAAATACGATCCTATTTTGGCTCAGTACATTGTTGAAAAGAAGTTTACGGAAGCAGGACGTTGCCTCTGGTCGGATTACATCGATTGGTTGTGGGAGTGTGCAAAGACTGAAGCGGAGCATCGCATTCGATTTCAATGACAAGAAAGGACATCATCATGAGTAAGTATGCAGAACGCAGGAAAATTGACGTATCGGAACACATCGAGAAAAAGAATGGACTGTCTTACCTTTCGTGGGCTTGGGCAGTAGATACTTTGTTGCTGCACGACGAAACCGCAAATTGGGAATACGTCGAGCCAATCAAATTTAACAACACTTTGATGGTGCAAGTTAAGGTTCACGCTTTTGGAACTACCCGCAAGTGCTTGCTGCCAGTGATGAACCACCGGAATCAGGCTGTAGACAATCCTGATGCGTTCCAAGTCAATACCGCGTATATGCGTTGTTTGGCTAAAGCAATCGCCATGCACGGAATCGGACTGTATATCTACAATGGCGAAGACTTGCCTCCAAGCGACGATGCCCCTGCCAAACTTCAGCCTGAGGACGTAGCGCAGATTGAAAAGATTGCGTCCAAAGCAAAGGTTGAAATCAGCAAGATTTGCGAGGGTTACAACGTCCAGTCTTTGTCAGACATCCCTGCGAGTCAATACGGGAAGATCATCTCAAACCTGACCAAAAGGGTAGTGAATGCGGTTTCGGATCAGTGAGGGTGATTGCCTGTCGGAGCATGGGGTTATCTTCATGCACCAGCGTTACCGACAGGCTCAAAAACACAGGTTTAATGTTCAAACCATCACTGGGGTATCCAACAGGGAATTTGTTGAAATTGAAGTAATGTTTGTCAAAGAAACGATGCACGGCAAAAGATATTCTGAACCACAAAAACTGTGGGCAGATTGGGTAACAGGAACACTCTACAAAAAGGATGGACAATGTATAAGTTCGCCACAACTACGCTTGATCAAAAATTGACAAGCGACTTGCAGGACTATTCGACGTTCCTGATGGCAGCAGAAAAATCACTGAAGCAGTGTCACAACGATTGCCTAATGAATCGCAACCACATGGCACTTGCAGAAGCAGAAAAGACTCTTGTTATTGTTAATCGACTCGCGGATTGGCTGGAAAATGAGATTTCACGAACTGTTTGATTTTAAGCCCATTCAACACGCGCCTATCAATCGAACAACTCACTTGCTTGACGATAAAGATGACACTTTCAAAAAGTATGATGGTTCATTGCGGAAACAAATTCTTTGCTTGCTGCACGACGAAGGACCAATGGCGACGTTTGAGGTTTCAGACGCACTCAAATGCAACCCGCCGACAGCAAAGGCAGCACTAGCCGATCTTGCACAAAAAAATCTAATCCGTTCATTGCCAAAACGCGCAAAGAATGTTCCTAGTATCTGGGAGAGAATATGAGTAATTTTCTTGCAATCTATCTAATCGCCGGAGTAACGGTAGCCTACCTAATGACTGCTGCCATCCTAGCAATCCAAGGCAATCCGAAACTGGCACTGGTGTTTTTTGGGTATGCCATCTCAAACATTGGGCTGATGCTGGCAACGTGGTGATGTACGGTTGCTACAATCGCGCACCCCTGCTGGACACCATTCTTGTCCAAGTAGGTTGGAAGGATGGACGCAGAGTGATGCGTGAGTATCCGGTAACAATGACAAAAGACTGTCAATGGTCAAAGGATCACAATGACAAACGATGTGACGGATGTTCGTCAAGGCACGGAAGCATGGAAAGTGCTGAGGCTCGGCAAAGTTACGGGTTCTAGGATTTCTAGCGTACTGGCGAAGAAGGGTTCAGCAACTCGCCAAAATATGCTGGCAATCCTTGCAGCGGAAAGGATGTCTGGGCAGAGTCATGAAATTTACGTCAATGCAGCAATGCAATGGGGCGTAGAAACTGAATACCTAGCTCGGGAGGCGTATGAGGCTCGTAATGACGTTATGGTGATGCAGACAGGGTTTTGCCCTCACCCGCGCATCCCAAACGCAGGGGCGAGTCCTGATGGGCTAATAAACACTGACGGACTGCTAGAGATTAAGTGTCCCAATACTTCGACTCATATTGAGACACTCATAGCTAAAAAAGCCCCGACAAAGTACATCCCTCAAATGCAGTTTCAAATGGCTTGCACTGGTCGGAAGTGGTGTGACTTTGTGAGTTTTGACCCGCGTATCGAGCAGTCTTACTTTCAAATCAGGATAGATAGGGACAACAAATATATCGAGGATATGGAAAAGCAAGTGGTTGAGTTTTTGGTAGAAGTAGACAAGTTGGTAAATCTCATACAGGAATCGAGAAATGAATAAAATCTTTTTGTTTGGTCGTGTTGGCAAAGACCCCGTGGTTAAAGTGACTGCGAATGCAGATCAGGTTGCATCCTTTAGCATTGCTACCAGCACCGTCAGCAATCGCAATGGCGAGCGCAAAGAACATACCGAATGGCACAACTGTGTCGCATTCAAATCGACGGCCAGCATTGTTGAGAAATATGTCCAGAAAGGCTCACAACTGCTGGTTGAGGGTTCTGTGCGGACCAGAGAATATGAAAAGGATGGCCAGAAGCGTTACTCAACAGAAGTCATTGTTGATCGGCTGACTATGGTTGGTAAGGGTGATAAGCCTGCCGTTGATGCGCCTGTTGCCAAATCTGGAAAGAAATCCGATCCGTATGAAGACGAAGTCCCATTCTGAGGTAACTATGAGCATTTTTAATGATGTGAAGCAATTTATGGATGCTTGCGATCAGCAACCATCTGAAGAATTGGCAACCATGTACCTACACCTTATCAATGAAGAA